GGTGCTTTTGGTGAAAAAATATATGATCAAGTAAGAGTTATAGAACCAGGAAAGTATCGTGTTTTTAGAAAAAAAGAAACAGTTGAAGATTTATATGAAGATGATGATGGAGGATATGCAGGTAATATGTCTGGCCCTGCTGGAGCAAAAGATTTTGAATTAGCAGAATCAGGTAGCTTTTCATTAGGTGAAGTACCATTAGTTACTGTTTATTCTGGAAAAGTTGAAAATTTAGTAAGTAAACCACCTTTATTAGACATTGCATATTTAAATCTTGCACATTTTCAAAGACAAGCTGATTTAATTCATAGTTTGCACGTTGCATCACAACCGATGTTAGTGATGGAAGGATATGATGATCAAACAAAAGATTTAGCTATATCTGTTAATTATGCAATGGCAACTCAGCCAGGAAATAAAGTTTACTATGTAGAACCAGCTTCGAGTGCATTTGATGCCCAGTCTGCTGAAATAAAAGAATTGCAGATGCAAATGGCTACTCTTGGTATTAGTACTTTGTCACAACAAAAGTTTGTAGCAGAGTCAGCAGATGCTAGACGTTTAGATCGTGTAGACACAAACTCCATGTTGGCAATGGTTTCTATGGAACTAGAACAAAAATTGCAAAAAGCATTTAATTTATCTGCTGAGTATGTAGGAATAGAACCACCAGAGGTAAAGATTAGTAGAGACTTTGATATTGAAAGATTAATTGGACAAGACATTACGGCATTAACATCATTGTTTGATCAGCAGGTAATAGATAGAGAAGAGTTTAGAGATATTCTTGTTCAAGGTGAAGTTTTACCAACATCAAATGAGGCCAAACCTGAATAGTTTGTTACAATGATAGTTAAGTACATATAAGTTATGTCCAAATTTTTAGACTACGTTGAACAACCTGACGGTAGTTTTAAATGGCAAATGGCAGAAATTCCTGCTGTTAAATCTACATTACCTGTAGAAAGTAAGCCTGTTGTTGAAAAGAAGGAAGCACTTCCTGTTCAAAAAGAAACTACTGCTGATTTTGAAGCGATGACTAAAGCTCAACTTGAAACTTATGGTCGTACCATTGGTCTTGAGTTAGATAAAAGACATAACAAGGCAGAATTAATTGCCGAACTTGAAAAATTTACTTCACCTGAATAATGATCGAAGAAAAAGTAGTTCAGTCTGAGTCCGTGACTCCTTCTGAGCAGCCCGTGGCTGACACTCCTTCACAACCAACTGCACCAAATCTAGATTCTGTAAAAGCAGAATATGAAAATCAACTATCTGCACTTAAACAACAAGTAGCGGAAGGCGAAGAAAAATTTAAAGGCATTAAAACTAAGTTAGATGATGTTTATAAACAAAAAGAAGAAAAACGTACCAAAGAATTAGAAGAACAAGGACAATGGAAAACTCTTTGGGAAGAAGCTAATAAAACAGCACAAGAAAAAGATCAAAAAATTACTACGTTAGCTCAACAATTAGAAGAGATGAAAACTTCTAATGAAGTTGCTTCTACTAAAACAACAGCCCTTGCTGCTATTAGTAACCTTGGAGCGATAAACGCAGAACAAACTTTGTCTTTACTACAAGGAAAACTACAAAAAAATGCTGAAGGTAAGGTAGTTGTATTAAATGGTGGAGTAGAGCAGGATTTAGGTACTTATCTCACAAGTCTTAAAAATCCTGGCAGTGGATGGGAACATCATTTCAAACCAAGTAGTGCTGCTGGTATGGGTGCAAAGCCTAGTCCTTTATCAAATGTGTCAGGTGGAACAGATAATCCTTGGAAGAGTGGTAATTTGACTCAACAGCTTATAATGGAGGGTGAGAACCCCGATCTGGCAGCAGTGCTGAAGAGAGAGGCTCAAACTTAAATCGTTAATTTCTGTGAAATTGACTCCCTTATCTGTGATTAGGGTATCGCAAAACTTAAAAAGGTAAATCTGAATGGCTGCTCCGTTTCAGAATTATTCTGGCGGTGTCCTACTAGCGGATATCGTTAAGAGAAATAATTTCGCTGCTTACGTTTCTGAAGCAATTAAAGAACGTAGTGCATTTATTAAATCTGGTGCTATTACTCGTAATTCATTATTGGATGCAAGTGAAGGTGGTACTAGAATACAAGTTCCTGAATTTAACCCAATCGCTCCAACAGAAGAAATTCTAACTGGTGCTGCGGATTGGGGTACTTCTGGTGCTGGTTATTTAACACCACAAAAAATTGGTACTGCAACACAAGTTGCGACTATCTGTCATAGAGCATTTTCATATGCTGTAGACGATGTTGCTATTTTGGCTGCTGGTGAAGATCCAATGGGTCACATCAGAAACCAACTTGCAGATGCAATCAATAAATTAAACAACGCTAGATTATTTTCACATTTAGCTGGTTTATTTGGTACTGCTCTTGGAGCTAACAAGTTAGACGTAGCAAAAGCTGGTGCTAGTGCTACTGAAGTTAACTTTTTAACAGCTTCAACTATTGCAAGAGCAAGAAACCTACTTGGAGAAAGAGGAGAGGATCTTGATCTTCTAATCGTTCATCCATCTGTTGCTTACTACCTTTATCAGGTTGGTATGTTAACATTTTCTACTTCTGCATTATCAACAGGAACTAACCTTACTTGGGGTGGTGGCGGTGTTGGTATCAGTGATAGAGCCGTTGGTGAATTTGCTGGATGTACAGTTGTTGTTGACTCCGCTGTTAACACAGTTGCACCATCTAGTTCAAGTGGACATCAAACCGAGTTCTTCTGCTACCTAACATCTTCAGGAACAATTCTTGAAGGTCAACAGTCTGCATTAAGAATCGAAGCTGAAAGAAACATTCTTTCTAAGCAAGATGTTATGTCAGTTGATTATCATACTGCGTATCACGTTATGGGTACTAAGTGGAATGATGCTGCTGATAACCCAACAAATGCGAACTTAGCAACAGCTAACAAGTGGGCATTAACATATGATGCTGATCTAATTCCATTGGTTCAGTTAACAGTTAACTCACCTCTTGATACTTCAACTTATTAGTCGTAAGATTAAATTAGTGGTCATAAACCTCATCAATTATTGGTGGGGTTTTTTCTTTACGCTACAATAAAACTAAATTACTTTATAGATCGTGGCAGCAACTATAACAGCAACATTATCAAGTGCTACTGCAAATAGCTATGTCACATTGGCAGAAGCTAATACTTATTTTGAAACAGTACCAGATTCAAGCACTTGGACAAATAAAACAGATGATCAAAAGAATAGAGCATTAATAGCAGCTACTAGATGGATTGATACTTTAGTTTTTTATGGAGACAGATGTGATCATGGTCAGGCATTAAAATTTCCTAGAAATAATTATCAAGTAGATGATGTTGAATTAGCTTGCACAGCCATTCCAAATAATATTAAGTATGCACAATATGAACTATCTAGAGCTTTAGCAAATGACACTGAAGCTATGACAGGGGTTTCAGGTAAAGATGGTAATTTTTCTGAAGTGCAACTAGGAGATTTACAGGTTAAATATAATACTGATAGTCAGGGGACTGGTTCCGTTAATAATATTATGGATGTTTACCCTTGGTTACAAAGTTATCTTGGAGCGTATATGCTAGGTGGAGCAGGATCTTATCAAATGAGAGTGGTTAGAGGATAATGGCAGGTCAATTAGATTCGTTATTTAAAAGTGTTGCTCAAAGTGTTGTTAATTCTTTGGGAACTTCTTTAGATCACACTATTTCTTATGTAAAAAAAGGTACAGCTAGTTATAACTTAGATTCTGGAGAACAGGTTACTATAGATACGACATATTCAGATATAAAAGTTCCAATTTCTTTTGTAAGAGCAGAAGAAGAAACTGGTCAAGAAATGAGACAAGCAAAGTTATACATAACACCTGATCTTATCGGTAACAATCAAGCAGATATGGATGATGAAATTACTTTAAGTTTTGGTGGATCTAATAGAGTCGCACAAATAGTTGATATTGATACTAAAAAAGGTGGACAGGCTTACCTGTTTATTATCTTAGTGCGGTTCTAATGGCAACAAAATTTTTAAAAGATTTGCCAAAAGATTTAGACAGGAAAATTAGTAGTGATTTTAATAAACTAATAAAAGATGTTCATTTTGAATTATCTAACCGAAACGAAACTGAACCAACAACAATGCCTGTATTTACAGGATTTTTTGCTTCGAGTTGGAAAGCACAAAATAGTCCTGTAACAGCTAATCATAAAGTAGAAAATTATGAACCCTGGGCAACTCAAAGAAAAATAGTATGGCAAGCTTATGCAAAAGGTCAAAGAATTAGACCACCAAGACCAGTTGTTAAGCCAAGATTTCCTGTGGGTTCAGGAAATAGAGTTTTTAATTATAAAAAAGCAGTTTTTATTGGTAACAAAGCAGCCTATTCTCAATATGTTTTAGAAAGTGGTGAAATTCAAAGATTTGTTCAAGGTCAACTAGGTCGGTTGATAAAAGAAAATATGTCAGATAAAGGTAAACTGTTTATAGGAGGAGGAGTATCAGAGAAATTCTCAGGTACTACATATACAGGATTTGAAGCATGACTTTAGTAAACACCAGAGCAGCTTTTGAAAAAGCAGTGACAGACAAGGTTTCAGACGTTGATCCTACTGTTTCAATGGTTTATGACAATGTACATTTTACAACTCCAGGAAAAACTAAAAAATATATTTTAATGAGTTTAAATTTTACTCAGTCAACACAACAAAATCAGGGTGCAGCATCAAATTATTACGCTGGTGTTATTCAATGTAATGTTTACGTTCCAAAATCAAAGGGCACCTCAATTTTATCTGCAATTTCTGAAGCGGTAATTGATGGTTTAACTTCAGTTAATGCTTCTGGTTATACCGATACTTTTAGTTGTAAACCTAGAGTATTAGATATTAATGGCCCAACTCCATTGGAAATAGAGGATAGAAGTCATTTCATTGGAATAATATCTTGTCAATTCACAGCAAACGCCTAGTATAATAGAATAGCAATCTAATAAATTTATGGAAGCAATAGAACTTCTCAAAAACAAATTTGGTGTAAGCCAAAAGTATATGTATGAATTAAAAGAAGGAGATGTAACAGTTTTAGAGATTTATTGGAATCCATTAACTATTGCAGAAAGAGAGTCAATCGTTGGAATATCTGGAGAAAAAGCATCAAGTGAAGATTTTGCTTTAAATCTTATGATTCAAAAAGCATTAGATAAAGATGGTAAAAGATTATTTCAAGATGGTCATAGAGCATCCCTAAGAAGAGAGGTAAATGCAGGTATTTTACAAGAAATTCAACTTGCAATGCTTAATTCTGGTGCTGATTACAAATTGGAGGAAGCGAAAGCAGATTTAAAAAGTTAGAAACGATTGGTTTTTTATGTTTTTCTTAGCTTCAGAGTTGGGGATAACTATTCAAGAACTTACGAATAAATTAACTCAAGAAGAGTATATAAATTGGCTTGCTTACTATGAATTAAAAAAAGAGTATGAGGATAAGGCTTATGAAGATGCAAAGAAAAAATCACAAGCAAGAAAACGCTAAAAGCGGTACACTAAAATAAAGTTTTGTTTTAGGTCGAACCAATGGCAGAATATGGTGTAAATATAAAGATTAGTGCTAATACATCTAAGCTCGATTTAATAAACACTAAAACAAAACAATTAGCAAACGCTGTAGATAAAGTTAATGCTATAAATTTAAATGATATTACATCTTTCAAAGGAAGTGCAGGGCAAGAATTAAAGAAAACAAAAGATCAGTTGATGGGAATGGTTTCACAAGTAAATGCTACTAATAAAGCATTTGGATTAACTATTGAACAACAAGAAGGAGCTTTGCAGGGTTTTGAAGCATTAAGAAGAAGCATGACAGTAGGTACAAAAGATTTTAATGACGTCACAGGAGCTATAAATACACAAACCAAAGCGATGCGAGAACAAAACAAACAATTCGGTATAAATCAGAAAAAACAGAGAAATCCTAGAGGTAATCAATCAGCATTAACAAGTGGACTTATTTCTGGAGCTTTTCCATTGTTATTTGGACAAGGGCCATTAGGAGGTGCTGCTGGTTTTGCAGGTGGTTTTGCAGGAACTAAGATTGGTGGTCAGATGGGTGGTTTTGCAGGAGGTCTTGTTGCTACTGCTGTTCTTCAGCAGTTAACCACTCTTGCTCAAAATATGGCAAAACTTGGAAAGGCTTTTGATGAACTGGAACCTAATGTTCAAGCTGTTACTGGTGCTTTGGGATTAGCTGGCTCTGTAGAAGAAAAGAGACTTTTATTGATAGAAAAAACTAATGGTGCTCATGTTGCCCTAGCAATGGTTACTGAAAAAATGAATGAGGCTATAGGAGAACAAGGAGTACAAAATTTAACAGAATTTGCAGAAGCTAGTCGTTTAGCTGGTAATCAATTTAAATTAGCAATGACAAAAATACAAGCAGCTATCGCTCCATTTATGTCAATGTTTTTAGTTGATGCACAAAGAGCAGAAAATAAACGACTTGCAGATTTAACAGGAGATAAACAACTCACAGACATGAGAAGTGAGCTTGCAACATTAGAAGGAACATCGGCTAGTGGTTTGGGGAGAAAAGCAGTTAAAGATAGGGCTGCAAGAATAAATGAATTAAAAGCTGAAATATTAGCAAGAGAAGAACTTTTATCAATTACTGGTAAACAAATAGAAAAAGAAAAATTTAGAAATCAGCAGTTTACTTCTGCAACAAAAAGTTTGGAAGATCAAAATACATTCTTACAAAATCAGATACTTTTAGGACAAAGGGGAGCAGAAATTGAAGAATTAAAACTTGAAACAGCAAAAAAAATGAAAATTGCAGTAAAAGATTTAACACCAGAACAAGTAAAACAACTTGAAAATCTTATAAAAACAAGAGATGAATTAAAATTATTAAATGACTTGTATCAAGGAATTGCTAATACAGTTCAATCAGGTCTTGTTGATGCAATAGATGGTGCAATAAAAGGAACTATGACTTTAGGCGAAGTAGCTCGTAGTGTTTTTGGAGCGATCCAGAGACAACTTATAAACTTTGCAGCAACTTCTTTTTTAAGAGCAATTCCTGGTATTGGTGGATTTTTTGCTAATGGTGGTGTTACTAAACCTAATAAATCATATATTGTCGGAGAACGTGGACCAGAATTATTTACCCCAGGAGTTACAGGTAGAGTTACTCCAAATCACGAAATGGGTGGAGGATCTACAAATGTAGTAGTAAATGTAGATGCTTCTGGTTCTTCTGTTGAAGGTGATGAAGATAGAGGTAGAGAACTTGGTCGTCTTATATCTGTCGCAGTACAATCTGAATTAGTAACACAAAAAAGACCTGGAGGTTTACTTGCATAATGGCTACTTTTCCTTCAATAACTCCTACTTACGGAGTACAAAAAAGATCCGCACCAAAAACTAGAACTGTTCGTTTTGCCGATGGCTATGAACACCGCATACTTTTTGGCCTCGCACAAAATCAAAACCCTAAAATTTATAGCCTTACTTTTGAAGTATCAGAAACAGATGCAGATACTATAGAAACATTTTTAGATGCAAGAGCAAATGATAGTGCTAGTTTTACTTTTACTCCTCCAGGAGAATCCAGTGCTTCACAATATGTATGCGAAGCGTGGAATAAATCTATACCCTATGTAAATAGAGCAAGAGTACAAGCCACATTTAGGGAGGTATTTGAACCATGACTGTTGCTAGTCCTTGGACAGCAGGTGCATCAAAAAGTGTAGGTAATATTGTATGCCCTACAAATGGTGTAGCTGGTATGTTTTTTCGTGTAACAACAGCAGGTACTACTGGTAGTAGTGAACCATCATGGACAAACATTATTGGTGAAAGTGTTTATGACAATAATATTGTTTACGAAGCATTTAGTAGTATTTTTGATGATCTATCTAAGATAAACCCCACCTCTGTTATTGAATTATTTACCCTTACTTTAAAAACAGCTTTACATGGTGATAACACAGTATATAGATTTCATTCTGGTACAAACCAAGTAAATCAAAACATAGTTTGGGCTGGTAATTCTTATACAAGATTTCCAATAGTAGCTGAAGGTTTTGCTTTTCAAAGAGGCCAATTACCTAGACCTAAATTAATTGTAAGTAACGCATTAGGAACAATATCTGCCATTCTTCAGTCAGTAAATACCACAACTGCTGGTAATGATCTTACAGGTGCTACTGTTACAAGAATAAGAACATTGGCGAGATTTATTGATAACGGTAACTTTACTGGTAACAATCCGTTTGGTACTCCTGATCCTAATGCAGAGTTTCCAAGAGAAATCTATTCAGTAGATCGTAAATCAGCAGAAAATAGAGAAGTTGTTGAATTTGAACTAGCAGCAGTATTCGATTTAGCTGGAATCAGAGTACCCAAGCGTCAATGTACTAGAGATTTATTCCCTGCTATTGGTACGTTTGTTCAATGAGTTGGCAGGATGACGCATTGGTTCATGCGAAAGACCAAGATCCAAAAGAATCAGTAGGATTATTATTAAACGTAAGAGGAAAAGAAAGATATTATCCATGTCAGAATCTAGCAATTACATCACATCAACATTTTATTTTAAACCCAGAAGATTATGTAAAGGCAGATAATTTAGGAGAGATAACTGCTGTAATACATAGTCACCCAACTTCTAATCCAGAACCTAGTCAAGCAGATAAAGTAAGTTGTGAACAAAGTAAATTACCTTGGCATATTGTTAATCCAAAAACAGAACAATGGGCTTATGTCGAACCAACTGGATACGAAGCACCATTATTGGGTCGTGAATGGGTTTGGGGTGTTACAGATTGTTGGAGTTTAGTTGTTGATTACTACAAGAAAGAAAAGGGGATTACTTTAATAGATTACGAAAGAACAATGACAGCAGATGAATTTTTATACGATCCATTGTTTGAAAGTTATGCTACAAGAACAGGGTTTAGAGAATTAAGATCAGATGAAAGGTTAGAAGAAGGAGATGTATTGTTAATGTCTATTATGTATCCAACTTTAAATCATGTGGCGATTTTTTTAGGAGATATGGTTTTACACCATTTAGCAGATAGACTATCTTGTAGAGAGCCTTACTCTGAATGGTTGTTAAAATGTACTGGTAAGAGGTATCGCTATGCTCAAGAAGGTTAAGCTTTATGGTGAACTAGCTGACTTTGTAGGTCATAAAGAATTTGATGCTGTAATAAATTCTACTGCTGATGCTGTTAAATTTTTAGTAAGCAACTTTCCACAGTTAGAAGGTCATATGAACGATAGACATTATCAAGTTATTGTTAATGATTATGATATTGGAGAAGATGAATTACATAATCCTATAGGTAGTGAAGGTGTAAGTATCGTGCCTGTAATCAGTGGTGCTGGAGGTAGAGGAGGATTAGGTAAGATTTTATTAGGTGCTGCTTTAATTGGAGCAACTTTTTTAACAGGTGGTGCTTTTATTGCAAAAGTACCATTAGTCAATGCAGGTCAATTAGCATTTAGTGGAGCGTTAGCAAAAGGAGCTTTTTATCTTGGTGCTTCTTTAGTTTTGCAGGGTGTATCGGATATGTTGTTTCCAATGCCACAAATGAAAGATTTTAGTAACGAAGAAGATCCACGCATATCATTTAGTTTTTCAGGAGTGCAAAATACTGACAGGGCTGGAACCAGCATACCTTTATGTTATGGAGAAATCACAACTGGATCGGTAGTCATATCAGCAGGTATTGATACACAACAAGTCGTGGCAGGTGCAGCATAATGGGTAAAATTATAAGAGGTTCTAAGGGGCCACCAGCACCTAGAGAACCAGTAAGAGCCGAAGATACTCTTAATAGTAAAGAGTTTGCAACGATCCAAGATTTATTATCTGAAGGTGAGATAGAAGGTTTTGCAACACCATCTAAAAAAGGTATTGCTCGTAATAATGCAAATTATAATAATGCTTGTTTAGCTGATATTTTTTTAAACAATACTGCTGTTTTAAACGTCAGTCCAGACGACACAAATTTTACAACAAAATTAAGTAGCTTAACTGACTCAGATTTTAGTTTTGAAGATGTTACTTTTATTCCTAAGTTTGGAGAAAGTAATCAAAAACCTGTAGCTAATTTAGAAAATGCAAACCTACAAAAAACATCAAATACTATACTGACAAACTCTGCTGTTGTTACTACTTCTTCTTTTGTAGATAGTCCTGATCTTGCTACAGGACAACACGCAGCAGAAGTTACAATACAGTTTTTAGGATTACAGAAATTTGAAACTAATGGAGATGTTTTAGGAACTGAAGTTAATTACCAAATTTTATTAGAAACTAACAATAGTGGTAATTTTGTTGTAGTTGTAGATGAAACAATTACAGGTAGAAGTAAGGATTCATATTCAAGAGAGCATACAATTAATTTACCCAATGATACTTTTGGAAATGCTAATTACACTCAGGCAAAAATAAGAGTAAAAAGAATTACGGCTGATAGTAATACAGATGAAATTCAAGATACGTTTGGAGTTTCAAGAATAGAAGAAGTTGTATATACTCCACAGGCATATCCAGATTGTGCATATTCAACCTTAAGAGTTAGTTCTGAGCAATTTAGTTCTGTACCACAAAGAGCATTTCGTATTCGTGGAATCAAGGTAAAAATTCCAGGTGCAGGTGCAAACAATTCTGGCACTCCTACTGTAGATATAAATACAGGAAGAATACAGTACCCTACTGGCTATATATTTAATGGAACGATGGGTGCTGCTGTTTGGTGTACTTGTCCTTCAATGATATTGCTAGACGTTTTAACAAACCAAAGATATGGGCTAGGTGTTCACATATCACCAGATTTTGATATTAATAATCCTAGCGATGGTGATTTATATAGAAACATTGATTTGTTTAGTTATGTACAGGCATCTAAGTACGCTAATGAAGAGGTAACATTAGATGATGGAACGAAAGAAGCTAGGTTTGCTTGCAATGCTTCTATTCAAGGAACAGTAGAAGCTTATACCTTAATAAATGAATTAGCTGGTGTTATGAGAGGTTTTCCTATATGGCAAACTGGTTCAATAACACTTACCCAAGATAGGCTAACAGATTCTAGTTATTTATTTAGTTTGGCAAATGTAACTGAGGCTGGATTTTCATATTCTGGTAGCAGTTTAAAACAAAGACATTCTGTTGTTTCTGTAAGCTATTTCAACATGGATAGTAGAGAAATAGATTATGAAATTTTTGAAGATACTGCTGCTATAGCAAAGTTAGGAATTATTAAAAAGACAGTTAAAGGGTTTGGCTGCACATCAAGAACACAAGCAATTAGATTAGCAAAGGCAATTCTTTTTAGTGAGCAACAAGAATCTGAGATTGTTAGTTTTACAACTTCGATAGATGCTGGTGCAATCGTAAGACCCGGAAGTGTGATTTCTATAAACGATCCAGTGCGTAGTGTTGAAAGAAGATCTGGTAGGGTAAAAAGTGCAACAACTACTGTCATTACTGCTGATAGCAGTCAGGATTTATCTACTTTGCAGGGTACAAATCAAACTCTGAGTGTGATGTTACCTGATGGAAAAGTAGAAACAAAAACACTTGCTGCCGGTGGTGGTATAACAAATAATGTTATTACTTTAAGCTCTGCACTATCACAAGTTCCAAGTGCAAATGCAATATGGATGTTGTCTAGTTCTGGAACTGGTGGTGTAGAACCTCAAACATTTAGAGTTATAACAGTAGAAGAGCAAGATGGTGTAAATTATGCGATCACAGCATTAACTTATATTGCTGGTAAATATGCAAACATTGAAGAAGATGAACCTTTACCTGTAAGAAATTTATCGTTATTAAATCAACCAAAATCCCCACCATCAGGTTTAGTCGCAGAAGAAAGAATTATTGTAAAAAACAAACTTGCAATAGTAAAAATAATTTTATCTTGGGTAGCAGTAACAGGTGTTAGTCAATATCAAGTACAGTACAGATTTAATAATGCGAACTGGGTTGTACAAGATGTATTTAGACCTGACTTTGAGTTGGAAGGTACTGAACCCGGAACGTATGAATTTAGAGTGTTTTCATATAATGCTGCTTTAAAAATATCACTTACATCAACAGATTTAACATTTGCTGCTGTTGGTAAAAATGCACCTCCAGCAGATGTACAAAATCTACAAATGGAACCTGTAGATACTAAAAATGTAAGATTAAAGTGGGATCAATCAGTCGATCCAGATGTTTTACATGGTGGCCGAGTTTATGTAAGGCATAGTTCTTTGACTGATGGCACTGGTACTTTTAATAATGCTATTGATCTTGTTAATGCTCTAGCTGGTAATAGTACAGAACAAATAGTTCCAGCATTAGAAGGAGAATATATTCTTCGTTTTCAAGACGACCAAGGAAATTTTAGTACTGGATCAGCAAGTGTTCTTGTAGATTTACCAGATGTTTTAGATACACAAATTATTTTAGATAGTGGATCAAGACAGGATTTATTATCTTATAGCGGTAGAAAAATAAATGCTGAGGTTGATAATACTAATTTAAGAATTATACAAGCCAATGGAGTAACTGATGGTGTGTATATTTTCCAAGACGGTAGTGCTATGGGTGCTACTCTTGATTTAGGTAGAGTTTATTCTTTAGATCTTAAAAGATTTATTAGGTCTGTTGGAGTTCAAGTACAATTATCCCCTCGACAATATCAAAACGCTTATTTAAACAATACAACAAGTACACAAACCGTAGCTGGTAGATCAATACCAGCTTTGACAATTGAAATTTATGTTGGTAGTGGACATAATTTAAGTGTAGGAGATCCTGTACAGCTTTCTATTAGTACTAATAATCCTTTAAATGGTATTTACACTGTTTCTGGAGTAGTTGATGCAAACTTTTTTCGAGTGTCATTACCTTCTGTACAAGGTGGTGCTCCAACATTTTATTACGGTTCTGGACTTTTTCAGAAACAAACTTTTTTAGATCAACTTATACCAACAGGATCTTTTTGGGATGATTATGCAACTGATGGAAATTTTGATGGTACTTCAGCAGATACAGTAAATTGTAAAATGTTAGTAGCTTCAATAGATATAGACCCTGTTTATAGTTCTTTAAATTATACCAATGGAACAAGTTTTACTTATGTTCAAGATGACGGTAGCGAAGATGGTACTACGGTTGGAACTGTAATAACTGCCACGGCAACAGGCCATGGTCTTGCAGTTGGTGACAATATTAGAGCAAGTTTTGGTAGTTCAAATAATGCAAATACTTTTTACACAATTAAAACAGTGCCAAATGCAAATAAATTTACTATAACTTCTCTCGTAAGTCAGGCTCTTACTAATAATTCAAATACATTTTTAAAATTCACAAAATTTGTCGGATTATCTAATGGTACTTTTAAGGGTAGAGCTTTTGCTTTTAAACTAGAATTAACAACTGGTAAACCTTTAGTTGAAAATATTAATATACAACAAGCAGGTATTGTAGCTTCGTTTACTGCAAGAACAGAAAATTCTTATTTAACAGGAGATTCTAATAATCCAGTATCAATGGCGGCTCAACAGTCGGGTACTGGATACAAAGTTATTACTTTTGCTAGACCATTTTTTACAGGTACATCAAGTCTTGGTGGTGCTAATGCTTTTAAACCAAATGTAGGTGTAACAGTTCAAAACTTAGGATCTAAAGAATATGTTACATTATCTAGTATAAGTGGAACAGGATTTGAAATATTAATAAGAGACGAAGGTGGTCAAGCTGTTGATAGAATTTTTACATTTACGGCTGTCGGTTATGGTAAAGGGGTGTAATATGGAGGAAAAGAATTTTTAAATGTCTCAGGTATCAGACTACGATATTGTTAATGCTTCGGGTGCTGCGGTTCGTTCCGACATAAACTTAGTTCTTGATGCAATAAAAACTTTAAATAGTGGTAGTGGAGATCCTACTAATGCAGTTGCATTTATGTTATATGGTGATACTTCAGATAATATTTTAAAAGTAAGAAATTCTGCAAACTCTTCTTTTACTGAAATTGGTAGTATTAACGAGGCAAATTTAGGTTTATTACCTATAAATGGTAATACTGCCATGACAGGCAGTTTAAAATTAGCTGACGGAAGTGAGTCATCTCCAGCCATAAATTTTAATTCAGATACCGATACTGGTTTTTATAA